CTAGTGCCCTCCGACGTTTGTCAACTCTGTCGGGAATTCGTCGCTTCTGAAGGAGCGAAGCGACTCATACTGAGCATAATATCCTTTACATTTTGAATGAAGTTTCACTGCAAATTTTCCCTTTGACAACCAGCCATCTTTTAAGATGGCCTAGAGGCAATAACCATCCTAGGATGATTTTACACTTGACGGAGTAGCACGGATGTGCTACCGTAGAGCCATGCTTCAAGATCCAGTTATTTGTCAGACAGATCCAGACCTTTGGTTCTCCTCTTACAAGAGCGTTCGCGAGAACGTTGCTGAACTCTGTGGAGATTGTTGGTTCAAAGAAGAGTGTGAAATTCTTGGACGAAACGAATCCTGGGGAGTTTGGGGAGGAATAGATAGGACAGGAGAAGAACCTGAGATTAAATATTGCCGTGCAGGAAAGCACGTTAAGACTTCAGAAGGTTCATGTCATGAATGCCGAAAGGAATCTCAGGCAGCCTACTACCAGAGAAACAAGACAAGTATTGACGCCAAGCGAAAGCCTCGCAAGCCTCGGCCAAGGAAGCATTTTGTAGGCGGATACTGTGTCAATGGACACTTGCTAGAGGGTAAGAATGTAACGATCCGAGAGAAGGATCAAGCTGTTCTTTGCAAGAAGTGTATCTCTGGCCAGCAACGTCGAGACAGTATCGCACTAGCAACACGACCTGGAGTTGTAAGGTGAAAGTTCCAGCACAAGAACTAGACAGATTAATCCAGAATGTTCTGCTTTACGCTGATGAAAAGGCCATGAGATTAAATGAGATTCTTATCTACTCTAAAGACGATCGGCTCTATGCTGCTTCTTGTGACGATTATGTGGCTGTTAGTGATTGGATTCTTCTTCCTGATTCAACCATTAGTAGATCTATGGCTTTCCTAATCTCTGACATCGATGCTCTCGGAGACTGGATTAAAAAAGACAAGAAAGTTGTTCATAAATATGACATCAAGATTCAGCCTAAGTTTACTGGACTTCTGTTTGAATGTGATGAAACATCCTCTGATGAGGAGAGTGACAACTTCTTCGTTACCGAGACTATCATCTCTAAGAACTGGGATGTAGTTGACAGGATTCTAGATCTAAACCTACCAGGGTTTCCGATTGGAGACTGGGCAGTAAGACCAGAGAGACTACAGAAGATTGCTAGACTTAAGGCTGACAAGGAAGCACCTATTCACATTAAGGGTTCTAAGCTTAGTGATAGACTTCTCATTCAGTTTAAGAAGGGTAGATCTCTAGTAGGTGCCATCATGCCAGTAGTCCTAGACGATATTAATGAGGAATTTTTATGGCAAACCATAGAAGCGTAAGCCAGCTTCTCAAATACTCTAGGTGTTCTGAAGAGTACCGACTGTCATACGTAGATAAGGTTACTGGTTTTAAGCCAGCAGCATGGCTTGCTCAGGGTACAGCTTTTCATGAGACTGTACAGCTTTGGGAGGAGTCAGGCAGAGATGTCGGATTTGACATCGGTAGCACGTATGAACTAGTCTATGATCGTGAGATTGAGGGTTTCAAAGACCGACAGCCAGATCTAAAGCTTTGGCTTAAGGCACCTAAGACAAGTACAGAAGATGATATTGCTACACGAAGAGTACGTGGCGTAGAGCAGTTAAGAAACTACGTTCAATTTACTGAAGATAGTCCCTTCGGTATTAAATACATCGATGACTTTAGTCTTGGGATTGAACTCCCGTTTGAAATTGAAATTGGTGGAGTCCTGATTAAGGGTGCAATTGATCAGGTTCTCATAGACTTTAACGGTGTTGAGGTAAGGGACCTTAAAACTGGAAATCGTGAATCTGCGTTTATTCAGCTAGGAATTTATGTTCTAGTTGTAGAGAAGATCTTCGGTTGGCCAGTAACCAAGGCAAGTTTCTACTATGCTAAGGATAACAAGGTTGTAACCTTGACCCGTAAAGATCTAGACCGATACGACGAAGTCTATCTGACTGAGTTGTTCTCCTCTCTGGAGAATGGAATTCAGAACAACGTCTTTATTCCTAATCCTGGAGGACACTGCACCTTATGTCCCGTTAGAGATTATTGTAGGGAAATGGGGAACTCCCCGGAAAGGTTGCATTATGGCTGATGCTCCTATTACGTTTTTCATTCCGCTGGGCAAGGGCCGCAGCAATGCCGGTCTTACCGTTCGTGCGGAGAATATTGATGAAATGAATGCAGTACTGAAGGATCTTACCGACTCAGCTAATCCTGAAGAGCTTTCGAAGCTAGATGAGACTCTTGATAGTGTACTTGCTATCAACGCAGCACTTGAGCTGAAGGGTCTTAACGTTCCTGAGCCTGCTCAGAGCTATCCTGCTAAGGCTTCTACTCATCCTCAGGCCGCTCCTGCGGCACCGGATGCACCATCGTGTTCTCACGGACCGATGAAGTGGAAGGAAGGAACTTCTCAGCAGGGTAAGCAGTACAAGGGTTGGTTCTGCCCAGCACCATATGGTCAGAGTCAGTGTAAGCCTCAGTTCGTTCGGTAGTAAAACCTAGGGAGTTTAAATGCAAACTCTCAGTCTCGCTCTAAGGAATTCGGAGGATGTAGGGCACGCCCTGCCCTCCGTTTTTCCATCTCTAGAGAAGATTGGAGCCAAGTTTCGCCGTGGACAGCTTAGCCTTATTGCAGGAGGACCTGGAACAGGCAAATCAGCTATTGCGAGCTATATTGCAGTCAACAGCGCATATGGTGAGTTCGGAGAAATACCAGTCCCAACACTATACTTCAGTGCAGACACAGATAAACGAACTCTCGGAAACCGTATCGCTGCTTCAGTTGCTAACGAAACAGTAGATAATGCTGAGAAGCTTCTAGACCAGAAGCACAGAGGATTCATGTCAATCCTTTCTGACAATACTCAGCACATCTGGTTCTCCTGGAACAACGGTCCTAACCTACAGGACATCCAAGATGAGGTAGAAGCTTTTGCTCATGCTACTGGTGAGTGGCCACATCTGATTGTTATTGACAATCTAAAGAACATCTGGGTAGATTCCGATGGAGGTGGAGAGCATGTTAGATATGATCGTGTACTGGACTTCCTGCATGAGCTTGCTGGCTATACAAATGCACACATCCTCGTTCTTCATCACGTTAACGGAATCTATGAAGACGGCGATCAGCCGATTCCTCTCTCCGGTATTCTCGGAAAGGTAACTAAGCCATTCCGTCTGATTATTACTCTCTACCGTCCAGGAGAGAATCAGATTGGACTATCTATTGTAAAGAATTCTACCGGACGAATGGACCAGTCTGGTAAGCTAAGTGTCTATCTGAATATTGATTTGGAGAGACAGCAATTCATGGAACCGGAGGTTGAACATGCTGGAAGTGATCCTGGATCGGGAGAGCTGTCTAGTGACAGTGATGAGACTCCTAGCCTACCTTATGGGTGATCAGGTTATTGAAACCGAAACGTTCTACTGGAACCTAAAGGGCACCGATGAGGATATGCCTAACTTCTGGTACAAGCCTTCAAACATTCAGATGGAATGGTATCGAGATGATCCGGGTAGAGCACCGTTCTCCAATCGAGAAGATAGCTTTGATTTAGCATACAGTCTTCTCCTGGAAGTTAGGGAAGACTATGACAACTACATCAGCGGAAAATGATCCAAAGCGAAGAGCTAAGGATCGTAGATTAAGAGCCAGATACGGCATTACTCTAGTAGAGTTTGAAGCTATCCTTGCCGCTCAAGGTGGAGTTTGTGCCGTATGTAAGCAGGGAGACAAGGTCTTCTGTGTAGATCACAATCATAAGACGCTTAAGATCAGAGGCGTTATTTGTCTTAACTGTAATCTCAGAGTTATTGGTGGGGCTCGTGACAAAGACGAACTTCTGATCAATGCAGCAGCTTACGTGATTAACAATCCAGCGGACCTTGTCTTTCCTGAAGGTTTTTATCTTCTCAAAAATCCTCCAAAGACTAGGAGAAAAAAGCGTGCGGTTAGCCGTAGTAGGAAGTACTAATATCACATATAAGCAAAGAGGATTGGCATCAGTTATTATCGATGGATTCTTTCACGCTTATCTACCTGAGCTTGTAATCTCTGGTGGTGCTGAAGGGATCGACTCTTTGGTTAGAGGTAGAGTCAATACCTGGAACAGGGATCAAAAGATTTACATAGATATGCGCGAGTTTCTGCCAGAACATCAGCGTTGGGCACCTGAAGGCTATAAAGCTCGTAACATCAAAATTGCAGAAGAGTGTGACCACCTTCTATGTATCAGAACTGAACAGTCAACCACTTACGGATCAGGCTGGACTGCTGATCGTGCTGAGGATTTGGGGAAGACTGTATGGAGGGTAAAGATCTAAGTAACGTAGAAGTGCTTGAGTATTATGGCGTACTGTATCCTCCCGATGGTCCTGGCTGGAAATCTCTAAGATGTCCGTTCCACGAGGATAATAATGCAAGCGCTAGTAGTAACGGAAAAGGGTTCGTCTGTTTCGCGTGTGGTGTTAGGGGCGGACCTATTTCCCTGATTATGGGAAGAGAAGACATTGACTATCAATCTGCCGTCGAGCGCTATGAAGAAATCTCTGGACGAGAGTTCACAGCACTACGAAAAAGAACTAACAAGTCACGCACTCGCGTTAACCTATCTGGGGAAGCGAGGTCTTACGAACGAGACAATCCATTCTTTTCGTCTCGGGGTAGTAGAGAATCCTCTACAAGAATCCGGCCACGATTTTATGACGGGTAGGATTTCTATTCCGTACATTACTCAGACCGGTATCGTACAGATGCGTTTCCGTGCTATTCCTTTTACCGGCATTCCTGGTGATCCTGAACCCTCTCCCAAGATTAAGGGAGAGTCTGGAGTAGGAACTACTATCTATAACGCTATTCAGCTTCTAAGCGACAGCGAAGTAATCTGTGTATGTGAAGGTGAGTTTGACACCATCTCTGCCGTTCAGGCTGGACTACCAGCCATCGGAATTCCTGGGGCGAATGCTTGGCAGAGTGTCTATGGTAGAGCGCTACGATACCGTAAGGTAGTTGTACTTGCTGACAACGATGACCATGGCGAGGGATTAAAGTTCGCTAAGACCGTACAACAGGATGTGCGCGGTAGTAGAATTAAGCTCATGCCAGAGGGCATGGATGTAAATAGTTTTCTAGTAGCCCATGGTGAAGATAAACTTAAGGAGTACGTACTGTGATTGAAGATGTATTCGCCGAGACTTCCGAAGAGCAGTTCTCTCAGCTTATTGATGATGCAGCAGAAAAGGTTCAGTGGGCACGTGCTCAGGCTAATGCCTTTCTAGAGCATGCAGATTCCCTTGAGAACCGTGCAGAACAGTATCGTCACCTTGCAGCCCTAATGATTCTAGAAGGCCAGGGGTATGCTACGGAGATTGCAGATCTTATGAGTGCAGAGTATCCTATGACTGAAGTCGAAGAGGATGAGGATGAAGGACTCGGGTCAGAGGACTGAGTTTTCTAATGGCATGGTAAGAGAGGTAGATTCCTCTAAGCCAGCGTTTGACTTAATGCTACCTAATGGTGTAGAATATAACGAGCAGATGTTGACACGGTTTGCAACGCACCTAGCCAAGGGAGCACAGAAGTACTCTCCTAGAAACTGGGAACTTGGAATCGGAGTCAAGGAGCTTGAAAGAGCTAAAGCATCTGCCTTACGTCACATGATGCAGTGGCTTGCGGATGAAGTAGATGAAGATCATGCAGCAGCTATCTACTTTAATGTCATGCAAGTCGAGTACATCAAATATAAAATGAGGATAAATGAATCTTAAGAATTACGTGATTGTCCCGGACATGCAGATCCCACATCACGATGAAGGATTTGTCAATGGAATTATTAGTTTCATTCATGACCTTAATCCTACGGGTGTTGTCTTTATTGGGGACAATGTTGATTGCACTGCTCCTGCTAGCTGGAACAAAGCTACGGCTGAAGAGTTTGCAGGAACGCTCCAAAACGAATTCGATGTCTGGGATGACGTTGCGGAAGAACTTCGTAACAGTTACTCAGGTTGGGTTGGTGTCCACTTCGGTAACCATGAGAAACGAATTCGAAGCTACATCAAGACTAAGGCACCAGCCTTTAACTCACTAAGAGAGCTTCAGCTTGAAAACCTCATGTCCCTTGAGCGCTATGATTTTGAAGGACTTCCTGACCATTATGACATTGCTCCAGGTTGGGTCACGCATCACGGAGACTACTGTTCACTATCAGACATTGCGGGACGAACGGCAAGTAATTATTCTTCGAAAATCGGCAAGTCTGTTATCATTGGACATACCCATCGTGCCGGGGTCATCCCCGAAAGCTACGGTCATGACGGAGTCTGGTATCCAAGATACGGTATGGAAGTCGGACACGCTATGGACACGCATAAAGCGGGCTATACGAATGGTGTTGCCAACTGGCAAAAGGCTTTTGGAATCCTAGATGTGTACAACGATGGTGAGTTTATCCAGCCTCGCCTAGTCTTTGCTGACATCGATGGTAAGTTTGTTGATGGAGGTAAGGTTTATGGCGGCAACGTATGATGACCTGTCTGAAGTTATCGATCGTGTAGCACGTTCTGTAGCTAAGGACTACCCAGATATTGAATGGGAAGATGTACGACAAGAGCTAGTAGTATTTGTTCTTCAGCATGGAAAGAGCATCAAGCTTAGAGAAGAGGGTGGAAATCCCAAGTGGCTTCTTGAGAGGGTTGCTCAGACTTACGCAAAGAAGAACAGGACTCAGCATCTTATCCTGACTTCCCAGTACGCTTATCGTCCAAGTGATGTTAAGCAAATTCTTGAAACTGCATTTATGCCAGAGCAGAGAGAGAACACTTACGTTCCAGAAGATGCGTCTTCTCTAGACGGTATTGACTCTCTTCAAATTTCCTCTGATGTTATGGCAGCTTACGAGCTACTTAAGCCAGACATGAAGGAAGTTCTGTTCCGCAGATATGCACTAAACCAAGTACCATCAAACGAAACGTACGAGCGAAAGAGGCTGAATAAGGCTATCAACGAACTCACGCTTAAGCTTAATTCTTATCGTGGGTCTGCTAGGAATCGTAGAAAGGTTCTTAGTAATGCTGGTGCCAGGGCAGCAATTTCCGAAGTTTACGAAGGGCAGTTTAGTCGTGGAGCCAGTTCATAAACTAGCTCTAAAGGCATTAGGTTGGGGAGCGCTTACAGCGCTCTCCTTCTTTTTTCATTTTATTGCCTTTGGAGTTGTTTTCTGTTGCCTAGTCATGGCATTATCTAAGTTCAAGTTTGTCTACGAGAATACGAGGATCCCAGATGACGCAGACCTTACTGAATACCCAGTTACCGTTATTCGACATGAACCTGAATAAGGTTGCAGAACCAAACTGGGGTCCGAACGGTAAAGACGTTTATGAACGAACCTATCAGAGAGTTAATGAAGATGGAAGCAAAGAGTCATGGCATGACACCGTTTCAAGAGTTGTTAGAGGAAACCTTGCTCTCGTACCTGAAGACCGAAATTGGTCCGGAGAAGAAGAAGAACTCTACGATCTCTTTTACAACTTCCGTGCACTTCCAGGAGGAAGACATCTCTGGATGTCAGGAGTTAAAGGGAGACAGTTTCTCTTTAACTGTTACGTATCGGGATGGGGAAATAATTTCAGTGACCACTTCGCATTCACCTTCAATCAGCTTATGGAGGGCGGAGGAGTAGGAGCTAACTACTCCATGAAGTACCTGAATGACTACAAGATTCTAACTCATGTTAGTGTCAAGTTTGTATGTTCTCCAGATCATCCTGACTATCAGGATCTCGTAAATGCAGGTCTTGTTAATCCAGAGGAGAAGTTTGATGACACTTATCTCGTTGGAGACTCGCGTGAAGAATGGGTTGCTGCATTACGCTGGATGGTCGATATTAGTACTAGGTTCTATCTTGAGCCGATGCAGCTCGTCATCGACCTATCAAGCATTAGAGCTTCTGGTCTCCCTATTAAAACCTTTGGTGGTACGAGCGCGGGACCAGTTCCTTTCGCTCGCATGATGAAAGAGATCTCTCATCTTCTTATTGAGGGATATGAGTCTGGTGTTAATGGTCCTCTTGTTATGGAGATGGATCATGCTATTAGCAACTGCGTAGTATCAGGCAACGTTCGTCGTTCTGCTCGCATGTCTCAGATGCACTGGAAGGATCCTTATATTGACTGGTTCCTAAGTTGCAAGCAGGGTGGTAAAGAGTTCTGGTCAACTAACATCTCTGTCGAGATTGATGATGAGTTTATTGAACTTCTCGATCAGCATAGAGCTGGTTTAATTGGCTATGAAATTGAGAATGCTGTAAGGATCTGGGATGCTATCATTGTAGGAATGCATGAGAATGGTGAGCCAGGATTCTGGAACTCTTCACTAGCAAACAAAGGTGAGCCCAATGAAGTTATCGCTACTAATCCATGTGGAGAGATCTGTCTCGAAGCATGGGAGAATTGTAATCTAGGTCATGTTAACCTTGCTGCCTTTGTTAACAGTTCTGGTGCTGTTGACTTTGATAGTCTTGTTCGTGCTCACGTCCTCATTACAAGATTCCTTATCCGAGCCACTTTCGGAGACATCTCTGATGCAAAGACTCAAGAAGTTGTTGCCAGAAATCGTCGCATTGGTGTTGGTCATTTTGGTTACGCTAACTTTGTAGCCAAGCAGGGAATCAGATATTCTGACAGCTATCGTGACGATAAGATTAAGTACATCATTTCTTACATGGCTGATATTGTAGATCAGACTGCATATTTCTATGCTCATGAGCTACGTATTCCTGTTCCGGTAAAGAAGAGAACCATTGCTCCTACTGGAACTATCAGCAAGCTGGCCGGTGTTACTGAATCTATTCAGGCTCCGTTTGCTCTGTACTACATCCAGAGAATTAGATATAGCTCTATTGATCCTGACCAGATGAAGAAGATCCAGGACTTTGAGATGAAGGGATACAATGTTATTCCTGATCCTCAGGTGGCTAACACTGTGATTGTTGAAATTCCAACTATCAATCATCTGGTTACTGAGCTAGAGGCTCTAGGGTTTAATCCTGACTCCTATCTTCAGGATGCTTCTATGGTGTCTATCAACGACCAACTAGGAGTTCAGGATATGTATCAGACCCTTTGGGCTGACAATGCTGTTTCCTATACGGTTAACTTCGATCCTCATACCAATAACATTGCTGTAATCGAAGAGGCACTGTACAAGAGGATTGGTTCACTTAAGGGCACCACGCTGTTCCCTGAGCGAGGTTTTGAGCTTCCCCCATACTCGCGTGTGGGTAAGGAAAAGATCTTGGCTCTCCGTGGCTCTCAGGCCGTTTACGGTGATGGCGTAGATGAGTCTTGCGCTACTGGCGCTTGTCCTGTAAGATAGTGGCATGTGTGCTACTTGGTCAGCAGATGATGTCGCTGGAGTAATCATGACAGTCTTTTGCGGGATTGCTTTTTGTATTATCATGTATGGAATTTTCATTAAGGACTAATGTGAACGGTTTACTTACAATCGTTCCTACACGCAACAGAGTTGAGAATGCCCTGGAACTGATGGATGTTTGGTATAATACTACGCACGAGTCAGATTCAGGGCTTCTTTTTGTTGTAGGGACAGAAGACCCTAGACTAGAAGAATACAAACAGAAGATCAGGAATTCTCATCTACTTATATTTCCTGAACGTGGATTAGTAAAGGCATTGAACTATGCGGTATCGTGTGGATATGCTGACAAGTATGAAGCGCTGGGCTTCATGGGAGATGACCACCGTCCACGAACTTATGGATGGGATTCAGCTTATCTTGGAAGTCTGCGCGAACTCGGGTATGGATATGTCTATGGAAACGATCTACTTATGGGAGAGCGAATTCCCACACAAGTTGCTATTTCGAGTTCCATCGTTAGGTCTCTCGGCTTCTTTGGACCCCCAGGATTTACCCATCTCAATGTCGACCTTACTTGGAAAGATATGGGGGAGGCTCTTGGAAAGCTCAGTTACCTGCCAGATGTAATTATCGAACATATGCATCCCGCAAATGGTAAGGCAGAAAATGATTCTGGGTACAAGTGGGCTAACTCAGCTTTCATGGTAAAACATGATGGTATTGAATATGAGCGATGGAAGAGAGAGGATTTCCGATCTCAGGTCCACCAAGTCATGCTTGCGCATGGCTGCTGAGTATGCTAAGGTAGTGACATGGCAGTTGAGATTCCGCTAAAGCGTAAGTATCTTCCACAGGATAAGCTGTATGGTTATCCTCGACGACACAACGGCAACAGCAACAAGAAAACTCCAAAGGGTCAGAAGCTACAGGCTGTTTATTCTTACGATCGAACCAAGCACGTTCTCCAGGTTGATGGTAAGACTGGACATGCAGTTATGGTCCATGTGGCGTAGGTCACGGTAGACAACGGCTGACAGACATGCTAAGCTAGTATCACAACGAAAGAGAGGGAAGCAAGATGCCGACTGACTTTGTTCGTACCAAGTGGAACCTCTTCGTTCTTAGGCAACTTAACCAGGCGACATCTCTCGCCGATAAAATCTACTGGAAGGGTATGTTCGTCTGATGATGGATTTTGACTTTGATGAGGCTGAAGAGCGTTTCAAGGGTAAGCTTGACAGCATGACTGTTGAGCAGAAGGATTTCTTCCAGAAGGGCTACCTTAGCTCTGCTGCGGATGCTATTGCTTCTATCGATAGCGTTATGGACACTCCCATCCCTGATGCGGAGAAGATTGACACTCTCAAGGCTCTCGTGAACTACATGCGACTGACCATTCAGCTCGCTGAGCTTGCTACTGGTGAGAAGTTCTTCAGCTAAGATACAGCAAGATCTAGCCTATAGTCTAATGGTAGGACGTGCCCTCTGACTGGGTAAGATTCCCGTTCGATTCGGGATAGGCTAACTTTAGAAAAAACTAATAAGGAGAGACAATGTCTTCTGGTTTCGATTCTCAGACCGATGGTGCTCTTGAGGAGTCGCTGGCTAACACCATGCTTCTTCTGAACTCTTGGGCTTCTCTGGATCTGGATCGTCAGGCAGGTAAGATCACTGACGAAGTGCAGCGCGAAACGTTCTCTACGCTTGTTGCTATGATGGGTACTGAGTTCTTCCTGACCCTTGAGATGTTCCCTGATCTTAAGGCGAACGTTATGACTGCATACAAGAATGCACAGGATGTGCTTCGTTCCATGGTTACCGACAACTACCTCTGAGGAGAAAATCAAATCATGATTACCCGTGATGATCTGAAGGTTCTGGACATCTACAAGGATGGCTCTGACGAGACCACTTGGGCTAAGGTAGAGTACGACAACAAGCGTTACATTCTTACTGCCACCAACGTTACGGATGAAGTTCTGGCTCGTGTTGAGCTGGCCGACCCTCTGGTTTCCCTCTTCCTCGACATGGGAATGATTCCCCGTTACGACAACGGCGTTTTCCGTGGAGACGAGAACTGGGAGATTATTGGCGAGTGTAACGAGGAGTGCGAGAAGGGCGTTTGCACCAAGCGTCTTGCTTCTGATCGAGATCCTGCGACTGCAAATATCGATCACTCTTTCGAGATGCTTCTTCGATACCTGAACAACTGAGGAGAGTAATGTTCAAACCTAAGGACAGAGTTAGATATGTGGGGTCAAGTAGACCTCACCTAAAGGGACTGGACGGAGTTGTTTCCCGTACTAGTGACTGGAACAAGAGTTCTCTTGTCGAGTTCTCCAAGGACGGTAAGCTGTTTGATACTGTCTGGGTTGGTGCAGGTGGACTTGAGCCTGTGGTTGAGGCTACTGGTTCTGCTGAGCGTCTTCTTGAGGATGAACTGAAGCTTGTAACTGCTGATTACGCAGAAGCGTACACTCGGTACAACCAGCTTCGTAACCGCAAGAGTCAGCTTGAGAATGCACTAGCTGCACTGAAGCAGACCTACAACTTCAGATGAGTTTCATTGAGAAGATTCCCGTAATCGGATGGGTCGTAAGATTCTATAAGTGGTCCGATTATCAGTACAAACATACGGGACGAAAACCACCGCGTACGCGGAGAAAGTATCATAGACCGTTTTAGAGCAATAAAAAAGGCCCCCGACCGTTTGGTCGGGGGTTCTTTTCGTTCAGTTTCTTTTCTAGTTCAGGATTACTGAACAGGTGCTTCCGCTTCTACTTCAGTTTCCTTAGAAGTAATTGCAGGAGAGTTTGAGGTAGTTGCTGCTCCACCAGCAACAGATGCAAGAACAGCTAGTAGTGCTGCCATTCCTGATGCTGCTAGAGACTGCTTCCAAGGTGCACTTAGCAGGTCAAATCCCCCTGCTGCAAGCAGGCCACCAAGAGAGGCAGAGAAGGCAACTAGTGCTCGTTCTCCAAGTAGCTTCCAATAGGCTGAATTCATTTTGTCTCCTCGGTTGGTAACTCAGGGATCTTTTCTCCCTGAAGCTTAAACTTATTCTTCATTAACTCATTCTCAGCAGCAAGTTTGGCTGCATGGGTTCTAACCTGATCGATAGTGTCTCGGTACTCAACGTTCTTCTCCGTAAGGAATCGAATCTCTTGTCTTTGTTCTCTAATACGATCTAGTAAAGGTTGAACCGTAGCTGCTGCTGCTTCTGAAATTACCTGTGCCGCTTCAGCGGTAGAAACACCGGATGCAGCTTCAATACTTTTCTTCTCGGCTTTAATATTATCTAGCTCTGCTCTAGCTCTAGCTCTTCCAACTCCATAAGTAATGGCTGCTGTTGCTAAAGTAACTAACGCTCCGATAATGGAATCGCCTAGAGGAAGAAGCTGATTAACCACTTCAGAATCGATAGCTAAGAAGTGATCTGGCATCTTTCCTCCTATGAAATTATAATGCTGCTATGACTGTCTACCGTGAAGGCTTAGAACAGTAATACCAACGTTTCCGGAACCTGCCGATCTTCTGGCTGTAATGTCAATCTGATGAGAATCGCTGAAGTCTCCCGGAATATCAAAGGTAGGATTAATGTAGCCACCAGTAGATGACCCAGTCCAAAGAGTAGTCCCTGCGGTTAGATCCTTTACTTTGATTTCAGCGGTTGCTCCAGCAGTCTGAATATAAACGTAAGCCCACATTACCATCTTGGGATGCTGAACATAAGTAATGGTAGAGACAAGGGCTGTGTCAGTAGTGTTACCAGTTTGTCTAGCCGTAGGAGGAGAAGTTAGTTCTCCTGTAGCTGCAAAGGTATGAGGAATCCAAGGTCTTGCTAATCCTTTTCCTGCAACAGCATCATCGGCCATAACAACGTTTCCAGCACCATCCCAAGTGCCAGTAAAACCATAGTGGTCAGATACTCTGAACAGAGAAGTGAATGCAGTAGTTCCGTTATTTCTTCTGATGTAGATACCTTCGCTGGCATCTCCGGTAAACATGATGTTAGAACCCATATAGATTCCATCATCCTGATTAATGTAAGAGAACTTCATTACTGCCCCGGCAAGAACCTGGAGAGAGTTGCTAATCTTTAGAACTCCTGCTGCAATCTTCTGGTAAGGTACACGAGAGTTTGCTGAAGTGAAGGCATTCTTAATGTCTCTCTTTAGCTTCATCCATTCGGTACCCTGATCCTTAGGGTATCGAAGAGCCATTACACACTCCCAGTGTCAGTAGGGTCTACATCAGTTTCGATAACAAGACGAATCTTTTCCTGGTTTCCACGATCTGGTGGAGTTACTTCAATTCCAATAATTCTATTCTCTGAAGAAAACTCTCCATGTCCAAAGTACTCGTCTTCTACCGTAAAGACAGCGGTAGTTCCTAGGGCTGATGGAGGAATTAAAGTAGTATCATTGGTTGAGATTTCAATCACTGGAATAGCGTTAACTCCTGAATGATTATCCTTCCACCAGGTTGCATAGTTCTGTAGAGTAGAAAGATCCGTTACAGAAGAATAGTCAACAACCTTATCAAGATGAGGGAAGGCATTGTTAAGCCAGCTCTCTGCAAGTACTGGTGCAGTAATCATAAGAGGAGTCGAAGTCCCAGAAATATCATCATCGATAGTATCTCCACGAGTCCACCAAGCAGTAGCAGAATCAGTAGCATCATAAGTGATTTCATAAGACAGGATTGCTCCTGGATAAGTGTAAAGAAGGTCTAGGTTCTCTGAACCAACCTGTGTAGCAAAAGTCATCTTTCGAACTCGGTACCCAAGAGCTTCGTCAACATAGGTGTTAATTACATATTCAAAGCCATTATCTACTGCTGCAAGTTCCTGAAGTCTCTGTCCCACAGAAGCACCTTCAGTTAGGAAGTACTGACGATCTCTATTAACTCCAGAGTCGTTAGTAGTGTACTGAATTCCTAGGTTTGCATTTCCTTCGAATGGAGTCCAGCCAGTCTGAGCATTATCTACTAGCTCTCTTGCAATATCGAACTGATCAGTATTGACAAAGTTCATATCCATGTCAACAATCCTACGATCAAACCAAGACTCAAGAGTTGCACCCTGAAGATCTACCTGAACAGGTCCACGGGATGAGGAACGCATTTTGACAGTCCAAATAATATACGTTCCCCAAATATCCCCGTCACGATAGACATGTACCACAGTTCTTGCAGGAACAATCTTCTTAACCTGATCAGCAATATCACGGTTCGTTACAGTAATAGTTCCAGAGAATGCTCCTGGCTGAATGATTCTTCTATCAAAACGAACACTAGAAAGCTCTAGCTCACATAGGTCTGAATCTGATAGGAGATTAGCGAATCGATAAGTATACTGTGGCATGTCTTTTCCTTATTAAAGTGCTGCCTTTAGCTCAGCTAGCTTCTCTGCCGGTAGAGCAGCCTGTAGCACTACAACTAGCTTGTCTACAGGTGAGTCACCAAGTGCAGCTACAACAGCCTGAGCGTTCTCCTCAGCGGTTGGAATGGCGTCTGCAATAGCCTGAATCTCTGAAGGATCCAGGTCCACCTCAGCAGCAATAGGAGCGAGAGCGTTTAGAACGTCCTTAGCTCTTGCGTTGGTGTTATTCATCTCGTCATTGCGTCGACCATCAGAATATCCTAGCCAAGTTGCTGCGGTAAGCTGACGCTTTGGATTAGCAGTATCAACAAAATCGGTAATCTTGTAATTCCATACAGCACTTGCAATTTCTTCGGCAGTTGGCATATCTTCTCCTAGTTCATCGAACTTGAAATCGAAGGTCTTGTTCTCGTCAGATGCATCAGTATAAGCACCAGAGAAGTGAGCATGTTCAGTATGAGCTGAAGCTCCAGTATAATTCTCTGGATTGAATCCGTTGCTAGCCTTATAGATCTTACGATTATAAATCATGTAGCGAATAACACTTGACAGTCCAGGTAGTTTACGCATGTGGTCAATAACCATTTGCATATTTACATCTGGATCGTTAAGAGTATTGTCTACGTCGATAGCACGAATCTCCTGCTTGTTGTCAGAATCTCCATCCCACTCTGCATTATGGTACTGAGTGTCATCAGGATTATGACCTGAAGTCCCCTGCTGATGCTGGTAATCTCCCCAAGCTCCGTCGGAAGCTCCATCTCTTCCAGGCCATCTTCGGTTAAACTGATTACCAAGATTCTTCATGCCAGGAGTTAGATTAGAAACATTATTCCAGTCTACTGGCTTGGCCATTTATAACACTTCCTTAGTAAGTAGAAGGACCAATGTATTCCCAGTCAAATGATGATCTGAACGTTGCTGAAACACCAGTGTTCTGAGAAGAACCAGAGAACTGACCTGCAATCGCTTCGAAGTAGTCAGTAGATCCGTTAGCGTAAACAGTAACAGTAGTTTGTGCAGTAGAAGATCCAGAAGCAGGATCTGGTCTCATGATAACCTGAGGGTCAACACGAGTTCCGTTCTTTGCTACTGCAATAGAAATCTGCGTAAACGTTGCTGCTGGGAAATTCACATGAGCAGTGAATCGGTAATACCCTTCAACGGTAGGAGTAACACGAGTGTTATTCGTAGTAGTATCGTGGAAACCGTAGTTATCAAAGTCCTCTGATCCAGAACCGAACGTTAGTGCAGCAGTTCCACCATTAGCGATAGACTGAGCTGACTGCTGGATAAGATGTCCTACAGGCTTAACGGGTAGTCCTGGCTGAATCCAAGTGCTTCCGTTGTAAATCCATGGACGGTTAGTGTCTCTTGAGACAGCCATCATTCCAGCATATGGATTAGTTAAGCTAGTAAGACTTCCTGATCCTGCTACAGTTGGAAGAGAGATTGCCTTAAAGCTAGTTCCATCGTGAGCATACAGAGTCTTTAGGTCACCTCGGTAAATGGTATAACCGGTATAAGGCTGACCAATTGCAGCCATCTTAGTTGCATCCTGAATAACCGAGATACCTCCAGCAGTGCTAGTAAAGTCTCTCTTGTCGGTTGCAGCTCCAAGGCTAATTCCTCCGGTTCCTGCTGAAGCTCCTGCGGGAACAGTTACTTCATAAAGAAGAAGAGAGTTATTAGGCATTGCAGTTGCAGCACCAGATGCCTGACCTTTAAGGATTTCAATACTTCCTGCGGTTGATCCTGAACCATCATTAGTATTGTCACGTACTCTTACGATAATTCTATCTACTCGTGAAACAGAAGCTTCACCAGCAGAGAAGGTAATATCGGTTGGAGCATCTGAAACAACTAGATATGGTCCAAGGGTTAGCGCGATAGTGTTAGAAACCACAGCCTTTAATGGTGCAACTCTCCATACCATTGCTGATACAGTTGACAGGGTTGCCTGAGCACCGTTTGCCGGAAAGAGTCCACCTCTAACATCTAAATCCCCTGCGGTTTGGATAAGAGCACCGTTAAGGGTTCTATGATCTGCTAGACCGGTTACTCCGCTAGCAAGAGCTAAAACTTTTACTGCCATTTTCTCTCCTAGAGATAAGCATCTCGATAAACGATTTCAACACCTGCACCAGTAGTCCATTCATCTGCATAGACATGCATTTCATTATTTCCTGGTAGAAGGGTAAAGCCAAGGATTGGTGATGAGGTAACCTGTCTAGTATATAGACGATCAGCAGTTCCGTTCAGAAGAACAGTTCCGGTTCTGGTATTAACCTCAAGGAATTCACCATCAGCGATATCAATATTAAATCCAATCTGATATCCAGTAGTTGAGTTTAGTAGAGTTGGATTAGTCACAGGTCCCGTGAAGGTTAGAATTACAGGACTTGGAGCGTCTCCTTCATTCTCAACAATAAGATCAGAGATGATAGTATCAACACCATAGTCTAGAGGATAGACTAGAGGATAATCTAAACCATCTTCAGTATCAGATGGCATAGAAATAAATCTGGTGTTTTCGCTTAGTGAATACTTTCTTGGATCAGAGCATTCAAACTGGATAGTAACGTTAGCTCCAAAGTAAGAGTAACTATAATCCATAGGGATTGCTCTTTGAGTAACTGCTCCATAGACAATTTTAACATCATCACGAGTTCTCACTACGATAGTAAGTTCCTCATCAGCAGTTGGAATAGTAAAGGCTCTTTTTAGACTACTTAATGCATCTGCCCAGTTACTAGTCTCTTCTGGAGCGAAACGACCATTCCAAGTTAGAATTCTCTGACCTGGAAGTTTCTTTCCTGCCCAAGCACCATAAGATGCTGGCTTAAGAGTATTTGATGAGTCGATGGGAGGAAGATCCTCCCATCCAGTTAAACTCACCATGAAGGTAGTAACATCGTCACCTAGTACATAACCGTTGTATTCTAGCTGACCATCAGCAGTAATTAGATCACCTGCTGCCATTAGGCTACTCCTCCTCTAGAAGTAATTAAGAAGTACCAATCTTCAGCCTGACGCCATGGATCAACTTCATCGTTTGCATAGTAGTTCTCAATGCTAATAGCAGCTCCAGAAGCTCCCGCTCCACCAGTAATAGGTGCGTTAGGAGAACCGTTAACCTGTTCAAATCTTGGCTTCTCTGAGAAGCCTGAAAGCGTCTTAGTTAACTGATCCTGTTCACCTGAGATACCAAGCACGAATCCCTGAACAACGTTTCTACCATACTCACGGAATACCTTAGAAGGTGATCCGATACCAAGGGCACCCTTAACGATGTCCTTGACTGAGTTGGCAATATCACGCGCCTTAGCAATCGCTCTTTCACCAATACTTGCCATACCGTTAACGAATCCCTGGATAACATTCTGTCCAAAGTTGTAAAGTGAAGATGCTAGGTTTCCTAGTGCTCCCTTAATCTTACCAGGAAGTGAACCAAAGAATCCTACAATCTCTTTCACTCCGTTAGCAAACAGATTAGCGAAGTTCTTGATTGCAGAAGCGAAGCCGTTAAAGATTCCCTTGATGATATTGATTACGTTCTTGACACCATCAACGAGTCTCTTAAACCAGCTAATGATTGCATTAACCATGTCAGGAACGATAGAGTGTCCAACAAGTTCGTTGTAAAGCTTCTTGAAGAAGTTAACAACTGAGTTGTAAATGGTTAGTGCCATGTTTCCTACGGCCTTAGCAAAGTTTGCTAGAGTTCCGTAGATAGCGTCCCAGATACCATCCCAGATTTCCTTGATACCAGTCCATGCTCTCTTCCAGTCGCCGGTAAACACACCAACGATGAAGTCAGTAAGACCCTTGAAGATCTTAATGATTCCTGAAATGAATGAACCAATACCCTCTACAACGTTTCCTAGAACTCCTAGTAGACCCTTGAAGAAGGTAACAATTCCAGAGAATAGAGCCTGAATGTACTTCCAGACGAATCCTAGAACTGCTTTAATTCCAGTCCACCAAGAGCCCCATGCCTGAGTGTTTCCACCGATAGCACCCTTAACCTGATCAAATGCTTTGATTACAGAAGCCCAGAACTGCTGGATTCCCTGCCATACAGGCACGACTGCTGCCTGATAGAAACTGTTCCAAGCATCCTTTAGGGTCTGGAAGATGGCACTGTTTTCTCCACCAAACTTCTTAACCCAAACGATGATTGCTCCGATAGCTGCACCAATACCTACAATGGCTGCAATTACTGCTCCAGCAGGAGTTAGAACCGCTGCAATACCTGCCGCGATACCTGCAAATGCTCCCATAAGAGAACCTAGAGCAACTACGACAGGTCCAAGTACAGCAGCAATCTGGATTAGCTTAAGAACGAAGTCTTTCTGTCCAGGAGATAGTTTGTTATACCAGTCAACACCCTGCTTTAGCCATCCCACAAGCTTCGTGAAGCCATCGATTAGGTCGATGAATAGCGGTCCTGCATCCTTGATTAGCTGGCTTAGAGTTGGTCCTAGCTTGTCAACTGCTGCTTTAATCTGCTTAGAGTTGTCTAGGAAGAACTGGCCTAGCTGAGTCTGTAGGCTTTCCTTAAAGTTCTGCCATACAGCGTTAAGAGTTTCTGCGCCAGCAGATGCACCCTTTAGGAACTTAGAAGACTCACCGATCTTAATGAATGCATCAATAAGATCGTCACCAGAGATCTTACCTTCCTTAACCATCTTAGTGAACTCTTTCTGAGTTACACCATACTGATCACGAAGAAGCTTAAGAACTGCTGGCATTGCTTCACCAAGCTGCTGGTTAAGTTCCTCAGCCTGAAGCTTACCTTTACCAAACACCTGGGTAATTGCAACAACTGCTCTGTTTGCCTGATCGGTGTTCGCACCAGTAACAAGGGCAATGTTTGAGAATGCCTTTAGGAATCGGGTAGTGTCGTCAATCTCTACACCTGCTGCGGTGAACTTCTGAGTATAGTCAATAAGATCAGCAGTATCAAAGATAGGAGATTCTAGTGCAATCTTCTTAAGTCTGTTAAGAAGTCCCTCTACGTTGTAACCAACAGGAAGAAGGAACTTAAGGGCTGCGGTTGCTGATTCAATCTGCGCAGCAGTCTTAATACCAATTACGGTTGCAAATCCTAGTGCTCCAGCAATAGGAGCAGTGAATACTGCCGATGCTAAGATACCGAAGTTCTGGATCTGGAATGAAAGGAATCCCATCTTCTGTGATGCAGAATCAAGAGCCTTTCCGAACTCCATTGCTTTAGTCCAACCAACCTGTAAACCTCTACTTACTGCGGTTCCGGTATTCTGAGCGAACTTAACAATATTGTTGAATCCTGATTCAATACCACGAATGGTATTCTTAAATCCAGATACTACAGAACTTCCAAAGTTACGTCCTGCACTAGCAAACAGATCCTTGGCGGTGCCGAACTGCCCTGTAGCTACGGCACGAAGTCCAGCAGTGAAATCATTCTTAGCATCCTTAAAGAATGCCTTGGTGAGTTCCTTGTCAAGCTTCTGACCTAGTTCAGCTACAGGAGCAGTCGGAGTGTTTTTCTTAATGCTTTCGCCAAGCTGCTTACCAGTATCCTTACCGATATCTTCGATACCGGCTTTCATCTTGTTTTTTAGTTCGTCGATAGAGCCAAGACGTACGTCTACGTACGCAACTCCGGCACGAATGTTAGCCACGTTTCACTCCCTTATCGACGATAGTTTTTCCTGGCCAAATATTCTTCTTGCTCTTTACGACCTTCTTCATTTCAGGTCTTGGGAACGGCTTAGGTGGTTTTCCAGAACCATGTCTACTGCTTGCTGCAATAGTTACCCAGTCTAAATGAGCAACAGCATCATATACGTTTGCAAGCATCCACAGTTCGGGCGACCATTCTCTAGCCTCTCGGGTGATATTCTGAATGTCAGAATACGTCTCAGAATTCGTAGGAAGACGATAGAAGAAGTTTCTAAGTCTTCTGATAGTCATTCTAGGATCGTTGATATCAACACCAAGGTACTTAAACAGATCCCACTCTAAAGCCTCGCCGTGCTTCAGATAAACATCAGCGAGGAACATTAGTTTCCCGCAGTATCTCCCGAGATAGCCTTTGCTACCTTCTCTAGGAGTTCTTTAAAGTCATCAATCTCAAGATCTACCTCTTCTAGCTTCTGATATGAGGAAGGCTCAATAGCTTCCTGGATTGCCAGAACAGGATTCTCGTCTAGCAGACGGAAGAACTTAACCATCTTGAACTTAGTCTTAACGGTGTAGAATTCACCCTTAAACTCAAAGGTCTTAACTTCGTAGTCATCTGCTGGAACTGGCTTTACGTTAACCATCTAGGTTTCCTTTGTTTAGTTAGTTCTGTATCTTAAGATTACATCAAACACATAGCGAGGATTAGAGTTAATAGGATCTGAGATGTCAGCTGGATAGCTGCATTCAACATCGGTAATAACTGCATCCTCATGGGTATAATTAAGCATCTGCATGAACATTTTGACCGCTTGCATAGCTACATCAAATGCTACTGGCTTAGAAGGTGCATAAACGTTAACATCAAACTGTGGAGCACCAGTTCTAATACGTGAGATAGATCCACCAGAAGGCTGGATAGTGATCCAGGTCTGTGTCTTGTCCCAACCAGTTAAATCTCCTGCAACGTGATATGCTGGAAGATTCGCATCAAAGAAAGCTAGTACTACGGGAAGCAGATCAGGATGCTGTCTAAAGGTTCTCATTAGCCAACTCTTCTCATTGCGGTTCTCAGGAAGGCATAAGCTGGGTGAACCAGATAGTTACCAGTTCCTCTACCAATCTCAAACTGAGTATCAACTCCACCAAACTCAAGAGCAGAAGATCCAGTTCTGTTGATTAGAACTCTTCCGTAAATCTCAGAGTCAACACCCATGATCGGCGCAACAGTATTGTATGCTGATTTAAGGGCTGCACTCTTTGCTTTAGCTGCAAGGAATGCTGAGTTATGATTCTTGTCGAATCTGTCTTTACGGTTGCTGGTAGTCTCGTTCTCTGCCTGATACCATTCTCTCTGAATAGATCCTTTGGCTTCCTTTGCAATCTCGTCAGTAACCTTACGAACGACATTGAATAGTGGGGCGAGGCTAGATCTACTCTTGTTTGATGCGTGATAGACATTGTCATCAAAATCAGGATCAAATTCAAAAACAACTTTAGCCATCTACTAACCTCACAAACATTTCAGTGTGATGGTATCTAGAGAATAGGCGGAACTCTTCTGGGGGTGAAGATACTTCCCAGGTTCTTCCGTTATAAATAACCCTATCTTCTGCCTGAATCTTTCCCTGCATGTCGGGAGTGTCAGTAAATAGTCTTCCTGCTTCGGTAGTAGTCTGTCTGTCGATATCTTCTTCGAGAGCTAGATAGTGCTGAATAGAAGCTCTTCCGGAAACGACAGTTACAGCATTGGGCCAGTCTCTAATGATTCTGCCATACTCGTCTTCTACTTCAGGAGCACGTTTAACAGTAATAACGTCGGAGTTACCAATAATGCTAGTTGCCATTAGTCCTCCTAAGCGATATCGTTATCAATAGTTAAGATAGGCAGCGAATCGTATCTACGTCTCTGAACACTCATTCTCATGCTCTTGGCAATAGCCTTGTATTTGCTGAGCACCTTCTGCTCTAGCTTAGAGAAGTTAATCGTTCCTGCTTCTCCACCAATACCAGGATAAGTAACAGAGATTGCTCCAACAGTCTCCTGACGAAGACCTGATGGGTTGTACATGATTCGCGAGCAGACTCCGTAGCAGACTGCCTTAATGTCTCCAGGAACAATCTGATAGCCGTGAGTGTAAACGATATCTACAACCTGATTAGGCTGAAGACCATATACTGCCGATAAGCCATCCCAAGTTGCATAAGTTAGTTCATCAGTACTATTAACATCATATACAGCTAGAGAGGAAATCGGTCTGGCAGAGAGTTCAATAATCCCATATCCGTCAGCCTGAATACGAATCTCCTGATCCTGCGTGATGGAGAAGGAAACTCCAGTCTCACTCTCAACAACTGCCGATACAGCATCGATAAGAGCTTCTGCCTGAACTTCTTCTTCATCAGTAAAGGTTCTACCCATGAATGCTTCAAGTTCTTCAACAGTAATAAGTGCCATGATTAGCTCTTTCTGATTCTAATTAATTCTGGAATAAACTGATCCAGAGTCATTATCTGGACTTTTCTTGACTCTTCCAGAGTCTCTGACCGAGCCTTAGCAAGCTTGCTCATTTTGCCGTATTTAGCAGGCTTCAGAAGCTCTCTGAGGGCCGTTTCCCACTCATCTGGATTATCCCTATCGGCAAAGGTTCCTGAGTCTCCTAGCGACTCCTGAAGGCCTGGAGTAGGGTGTGCAATAGTTGGGATACCGGAAGCCATAGCTTCTACACCAACACGACCGAAACTCTCGTATTTGCTAGGCATAAGGATAACCTTCGTCTGAGAGTAGACTTCCTTCATATCTGCCGTATGTTCCATAATAGTCACGTTAGGAAGTTCTTCTAGTTCCTGAACTCCATAACCACCTTTTACTCCAAGGAAGGAGAGGTTTGGGAATCGTCTTGCAAGTTCGTAGAAGATTCTTGCTCCCTTGTCTTCCCAGAGGTTGACAAGTGTAATGGATTTTCCTCTAGTGGTTTTGTACTCGCCGGGATTGATAGGAGGGTTAAGGACCATCTTGGGAGCAGGGAATGATTTGAACGGCTCTTCATTAGCAATCCATTCAGTATTGATGATAAGCGCATCAGCATGTGACATCCACTGAACAGTCAGAGGATGAGTATTGTGAACCAGATGAATGGTAGGAATGCCGTAGTTCTTAGATAGCAGGTGAGTTCTTTCGCTGCATTCAAGATGAGAGATAGTTACATCTGACTGAGGAAGATAGTGGAGAAGAGTTCTTTTGTCTGTTGCAGGAACTACGTGAACTCCATCAATATAGTAATCAGGAAGATTATCAACATTAGTCATAGTTCTAAAGTCAACTCTTCCAGCCTTTAAAACTACAGTAGCTTCCCAACCTTCTTCTACTAAATGCTTTAGAATATCATGCAGAGTAGTTTCTGCACCTGCATTGTGGTCTGGAACGTAGGCATGAACATACGCTAAAATCTTAGGCATTAAACTGGTCCTTGACAACTAGGTCTAGTGTGGTATACTTGAGGTATGGAGCTGAGATATCGTAGTGCAAACACTGATGGTCTTGTCCCGTTCTACATGAGTAGAATTACGGTGGATGGAATTTCCTCATCCAATAACAAGGATTACGGATTCCAGTTCTTCACTATCAAAGAATGCTCAACCGAAGAGGATGAGTATTACGATGACCTGATGACCGAAGAAGGTTATGTCGACGATAGTAACTGGTTTGTTCCTTGGGACTCGCCATACATGCCACTCACCTATAAGTACGGTGAAATTGACGATGAACACTGGCTTAAGTATGGTTTGATTAGGGGAAAGCTGGAGACTTTCTGATACAGAAAAAAGCCCTCCTCCGAATGGAGGAGGGCATCTTCATTTAGCTAGCTAGGGCAACGAACGCTGGGTCATTGGTGATACGGAATCCCATCTCATCAATGCTTGATCCCATGACGTTAGTAGTTACGCCCCACATAGTTCCTTCAGTGTTACTGTGGTTAATCTCTTCACGCTCTCCAATTTCAACAACTGGAAGTGCATATCGAGTGATTACGTCTCCGTCTTCAATCTCGATTACCATAGCGCGCTGAGTTGAGGTTGGCCATGCCAGAATCCCAGTAGTTGCAACACCAGTATCCACAGTAGTTTCAGCTCCACCGTAGTAGAGGTCTAGAACTAGAGGGCTGGTTTCTAGCATACTGAACTGGAAAGTCCATTCAACTTCAGTAGTAAGAGAACGAATACCAACAGGTCGCTGCCATGCGCGTAGTCGCTCGGTAGTAATCGCTAGGCTTTCAGTAAGAGCATCCTCTGAAATGAACCCTACACTCTTGAATGCTGCATTAAGAGGAGTAGTTACATCATCAGGAAGGGCAGTACCCTTCGGTCCTACATAAACCGTACCAGTCACACCAACGCGAACGGCATCTTCATTAAAATCAGCCATGATTTACCTTCCGTTCGTTAGTGTAAAGGATTAGCTACCAACAGTGTTGTTGGCAGTTAGAAGTGAGAACGGACTACGTGATGAAGCAGTTGAGTTAAGGTTAGTTACAGGGTTCGCAACTGCAAAACCGAAACGTCCAACAACACGCATAATCTTTGAGTCCTGCTGCATTGCGTTGAATACAACGTTACCAGAGTCGTCAGAGATAATTGCATCAGTGTGCATAGTGAAAGTCATGTCCTGGCGTACACCAAGGATTGCCTTCGACCAGTCTCCACCAATAAGCGAAACGTTGTTGTTCCATGCGCCGTTACGCTGCTCCACAAAAGGAACACCATATAGACCCTGTCGGTTGTCACCAACAAGGTTAGTGTAAATAGGTGCACCAGTAGTGTCACGCATACCAACTAGACGCCAGTTAAAACCAGGCTGAGCGGCGAAACCGTTTAGGTTGAATCCATCGTTTGCTAGCTGAAGACCCATCATTGCTACGTCGACAGCAAGGTCTGACTGGCTAGTTCCAGTAACAGTAGTACCAGAAGCTACCATGCCAGGGTTCTGACCGATTTCAATGTAGTTACCAGCAGCAGCAGCCTGTGCATAAACTGAAGTGCTCCATGATGCAGGCTTGTTGGTTCCCCAAAGAGCTGCGTTGTCGATAACCTTACCGAATGCCTGTGCGATAAGAGGACGAACCTCTGACCAAATCGGCACGAAAGAGTCATCGATGAACTCGTCAGGAACAACTACAAGAACTGCTAGGGGTTCAGCGGTTAGCGTGATGCTTTCCCACTCAACAGAAGTGGTCTGCTTTAGACCAGTGTCACCATTAACCCAGTATGCGTTAGGAAGAACGTCAAGCACCGGCTGACGGTAGCTCTTGCTGCTCATACGAACAGTACGTGCAAGGTTCATCACAACAGAAGAAGCAGTTGCTTCCTTGATAACTTCCTGAGAAACCTCTACAGGTAGTTCGATCGCTGGGTTGGTGGCACGATCAATGACGTTATTGTAAGCCATTTATGTCACCTTTCGGATTAAATTAGCGTGATCCACGAATTAGATCATCCATATTAAATGCTGAGGTCTTTCCAGTTACGGAGGTTCCTCTGTTACCTGCAAGCAGGTCTACAGGACGCTTAGGAGCATCAGATTCCTGCTTCCCGATACGCTCTGCTAGTCGCTTCATACTCTCTTCGTCTCCAACAAGAAGATCTAGATCGTCGTCGGCAACATTAAACTGTCTTGCGATGCGTGCTCTGGTAACTTCAAGTTCCTTTTCCGCAAGTCGCTTATCACGTTCAGCTACAGAATCCTGTAGCTTCTGAAGTTCAGTCTTCTGACTTTCTTCATACTCACGCCACTTCTGTGCCTGATTCTCAAGTTCACGATTCTTGATTCTACGATCTGCTGCTTCTGCTCTAACCTTTGCTAGCTCCTTAAGAGCATCTTCATGTGAAAGAGTAGAAGTAGACTTAGAGTCGTCATTTTCAGGCTGGTTCTGTGGCTCGTTAACTACAGGCTCAGTAGGCTGAGACATAATTTAATCCTCCTGGGATTGTTCTAAAGTACATCAAAATGCTGACCACGAACGGCCAGAGTTGGTCCGTATTCTCCATGAGACTGGACGATTGGAATCTTACGATAATCCATAGATCTTGCATCTCTCGCGGAAACTCCAAACTGTCTTTCGACAGCCTGATGAATTTGATCCAGAAAATCCTTGTCGACAATCTGTCCTGGATCCTGATCTCCGATGATTGGAGCTACTCGACAATCACAACCCGGATGGATGGGCATGAGATCCAGCTTATGGTATCTCTGAGTGCTAGCAACCAGACATAGAGCACAAGTAAATTCACCAGTAGGAATTCTACGAAAACCTACAACATCATTTCGTTGCGATAATAGTGTCCTAGAAGTGTTAGTGTGTGTTAACTGAATGTCAGTTTCAACTAACTGTCTTAATCTCTGTGCACCATAATCAACAGCATCGTCAAATGAGATGCCATTACTTAACGCAGTCCACACTTCCTTGAATGGACGATAGTAAACATCTTCAGGCTTAGCTCCATTACGAATAGCCTCGCCAGTTACTAAACTCATATCAGGAATATCTAGGATGTCATCACTTCCAAAAAGCTGCATCTGAATCTGCATATAGGTAGTTGTAGCTACCGCGCTAGTTTCTTCTGCTGCTTGTACAAGAGGTAATGCCACTCCTAGCCAGTCATCTACGTTAGCATCTCTATATTCTGGCATACCATACCAGACAGCAAGAAGCTGCTGAACAACACTAGCTCTTAATGCACCAAAGATTCTTGTGAAATCAATTGCTACATTGCTAGATGCGGTTGCAGTGTCTAGAATAGGAGTGGTCATTTTATCCTACCGTACTCTGAGTGGCTGGTCCTCTAGGTCTTTCACCCTGTGTAGGAACTCTGCCATTACTGGTTGATTGTGGATTCTGAGGTTTCATGGAGGTTTGTGCCGCCATGAGCATTGCCTGTCTCATCTCATCCTGACGCTTAAGTTGCATTGCTCTCTGAATCTGCTGAGGAGTTAATCCTAGACGCTCAAACGCCATTTCAGCAGGAAGACCCATCTGGGTCTCTTTCAGAATTGCATCTGCAAGTTCTGCACGGGAACGAGACTCCGGATCAGCCCAGATAGTTTCAGCTAGAACTTCGTTCTGCTTGGTTCTGTCTCCGAGCCAACCAAAGGCAAGTTTGATAACCTTTTCCCAAGTCCACCCTGCGGTCTTCATGCGCGCCTTAGTCTTAGATACAAGACCGGTCTCCGCTGCCTTCAGGGCATCACCAGAAGCATTAACGATCTCACCTAGAAGGTAGTGAGGTGGAGTCTTGGTAATTGCTGCAAGGTCACCAACGTCATCACGAACAGCCTTAAGGATCTGTGTGATGTCAGCTTCTTTGAATTCACCGAACTGAGCTTCTTCGCTCTCAACAGCCCAAAGAATATCGGCACCAGGATCAAATGGAGGTTTAGTGTTTCCCTGATCATCGGTTGGTAGCGTAATACCCTTTGCCCATCGCTGCTTGTAAGCCTGAGCACGAGAAATAATCATTCGGTTAAGAATTTCAGCATTAATACGATCCTGGATAGTGAAGCCTTCCTCTGCTTCAGAAGAAGAAACTCCGTGGAGTCCAGGTCTCCAGTTCATAGGAACGATAGGAACTTCACCTAGAGGATTAGGTTCTGCTCCCATATATTCCCAGTTGCCATTGCTAAGAACTCTTTGCTTAAGAGTATCAAAGTCAATGTTCTTAAAGTAATCGTTAGAGTTTCCTCTGAAATAATGAATTGAGTCAGGGAAGTAGACAACCGCAATAGCACTTCCCATAACATCGTCATTCCACATTTTCAGACCTGCTCTAATGACATTCATGTCAGCAGGATCATGTTCCACGATAGTGCATCGTGGATCTTCTACCGTAATTACAGGATACTTCTGATTCTGCTTTGGTGGTGAAACCATAATGTATGCACGTGAGAACGTGGCAGCAGTCATATGAGCAATCTCAGAGTTGAGATCCATGTTGTTGTACTGCCAAATATCATTTGCATCTTCATCAGCAGGAGTGTCCGGATCATTACCGAATCTGAATCCCTGAACCTGCATACGCTCAACAGGTGAAGAAGTTACTAGAGAGATGTAGTTAGTCTTAGCTTTCTGCTGAAGTTCTCGTAGTGCCTTAACATAACGAGGATCACCAGAAGGCAGATTAAAGTCTCCTAGTACGTAGCTTTCAAGTTTGTCGTATCTTGGCTGTCTATCAATAAGCCCCTGACCTAATCTAGCAAGCCAGAAACGTGCATCCTCCTCAGAGGAAGAAACACTTACCATAAAGTCCGGCTGAGTCACTTCTTCCTCCTAGAAAGAGTAAACCGTATTCTTCTTTTTCTTGGCGAGGAATCCATCCTCAATTGCCTCACCACGTGCCTCAAAGGCGAGAACACTGGCTACTGCTGCGTCAATCTTACGGGAACCACCACGAATATCTTTACGTAGTAAATCTCCCCAAGGTGTTTCTTCAATGTGAGCGTTTAGTACATGTCTTGTCAGAACAGGATCATTAGTATGTTTCATCTGAACAAGCATTACGGCAGTATGAAAACGTTCGTTAGCTTCTGCCATTGCCTTTTTACGGTTAGTCCACCATTCCCAGACGATACCTTCGTAATCCATTGCCCATCTTCCAACAATGTCCTGCCAGTATGCAGGGTCACAGTTCATACGAATTACGTTGTAGTTATCTAGAGTGTTACGAACGAACAGGTCTACAGAAACGAAATCTACTTCCCATTCCTTCGCTCCATCAGGCTTTTCCCATACGTGAATTGGAAAGATAGCTCCATCTTCGATTCGGCAGGCAACAAGCGCTGTACTGTCGTCCCTAAGACCACCATCGAAGCCAAGAGTAATTGGGTCTCTAACATCGAGAGGTCTGACATGGGTATCCCAGCAAGCGTTCCACTTGACAGGATCGATCCACTGAAGAGATCCCTGAGTAATCTGGTTGAAATAGAATCGTCTACCATCGGCTTCCTTCGTTGCAGGGTCATCCATTTCCTGTTCAATACGATCTAGATCTACCCATCCACCGTTTTCCTTGGCTGCATCTCCATAAACCTGAATAAGACCTTTTCGTCTTTCGGGTCCTCTCTCATAAGGAGTATGAGGATCTGCTTGACGGAAGTCATACATAAGTCCAGGGTTTGCAACTTCTCCACGCTGAATAGATTCCCAGTAAGCCTGAGAGTCTTCTGCTACTGATTCTTCACCGGGTAGGTAAGCGTTAGTCGTTTCGACAGATCGTCCGTTAATCTTACCAAGGTTTCGTCGAATTGTCGCCGCAAGCTTGTCTCCTCCATTAGAGGGGATCCATAGATGAGTCTCGTCAAGAACGGCAAAAGTAGGTCTCTGGCCTTCACGAGACTTGGCCTGAGCAGTAACAGGCTCAAGTTTACCACCAGGTACAAGAATACGGCTCTTACCGATATCCAGATTATAGTAATCAACTGCGTAACCTTCTCCGAGCATTTCAATAACAAGAGACATCGTGTTATCAGTCTGAGCTTCTGAAACTGCTGCTAGCTGAATAAGTGGAGAGTAACTTGCTCTTCCTACCGGATTTCCGTTTGCATCAAACCCGTCAAACTGCACAGGTCCTAGCAGTTCAGTACTAGAAATTGCAGCAAGGAGAGGTGATTTTCCCCAACCCTTGGGTCTAGCGAGTAGTGCTCTTCGGTAGATAAATCGTCCCTGCTCATCAACAGCATAGAACCAAAGGATGAACTTAGCCTGCTCTTTAGTGTAAGACCAAGTGTCTCCCTTGTGTGCGCCGTCAGGCTGT